GCAAAGCATGAAAAAACTTTAATTCCATTTTGGGTTTTGGGCAAATCTTTGAGCGACCATTTCCAATCATCTGATTTCATTTTTACATTGAATAATGGTTGCTTCATCAATTCACCTCCAGCGTTTCTCCATACCATCTTTTCGTAACCTCTATATCACAAATCGAAGGCACTGATAAATAATCTTTTATTGCTATTTCCATTAAATGCTTAAACCTATCTGCGGCTGCTTTTGCATTTTCCTCTGGGCACTCGCCTATCAATTCATCGTGTACCTGTAACAATAATCTGAACCCCAATGATTTCAACTCTTCATCATTTCCTATTAAAATCATTGCCATTTTGATTTGGTCTCCAGCCCCGCCTTGTATCCTACTATTTACGCATTGGCGAACCGCTTGGGCTATATAACCGCCATTGTCTTTAATGTGAATTCCCTCTGCTTTTGCCTTTGCCATTATTTCAAACTTCTTCTGACGGTTGTAACATTTATCCAACATTTTAGTATATCGGACAATGGCTTCTTGGGGTACATCTACATCGTCCTCAAAGTCATCATCGAATGCAAGAGGGTCAAAATTCGTTGGCATTGCCCCTCCCTCGAAACTAAATTCATAGGTTGGTAATTGTATGTCCGGCAATCTTCTTTTTCGCCCAAACATTGTACTGACATATCCGAGTTCCCTTGCCATATTTTCGCTATCAATCATAAACTGTTGCAAGCCCGGAAACTCAATCATAATTTTATCATATATTTGCTGGGCTAATTTAACTGTGATTCCGAGGTCGGTTGCAATAGCAGGAACCCCTTTTCCATAACAAACACCCAAAACAATCGCTTTCGCTCTGCCCCTTCTTTTCTTGCCCTCATCATTTTTCGTTCCGTCTGGTCTGAATTCCTTACATTCATCATAAGGTACACCAAAGGCAATAGATGCAATTTCGCAATAAAGGTCTTTTCCGTCCTTGTATGCTTGTATCATTCTTGTATCATTACTCATATGGGCGATAATTCTTGGCTCTTGTGCTGAATAGTCAGCCCCTATCATTATATAGCCGGGGGATGCTGTGAACATCTTTCGGATATCTTTATTGTGAGCTGGTATGTTCTGCATATTTGGGTCATTACTTGAAAACCTACCTGTTACGGTTCCAACTTGGTTAAAACTACAATGAATTCTATGTGTTTTTGGGTTCGTTATTGCCGCCATTTTATCAATATATGTTCCTATCAACTTTGACATTTCGCGGCAACTTAAAACTGCTTTCGCTACTGGGTGGTCTATTTGTGCAAGTATTTCTTCTCCTGTTCCCCGGCTTCCCTTTTGAGGTGGTTCAATGCCTAAAACATCATAAATCAATATCGCAATCTGCTTAGGACTTAATACATTTATAGGGTCACTTAATTTACAAGCAGCCCCCATTGTTAATTTATATTTATTGATTTCATCCTCATACATTTCGCATACTTTTATAAATTCTGCTTTTTTCTCTTCGAGAAGGTCGTTATACTTTTTGGATAATTCATTGTTATACTCAAAGTCAAATTCTACCCCTGTATCCTCCATATCTGCTACAACAGGAACAAGGGGCATTTCAATCTTGTGCATAACAAACGCAGGTCCGCTTAAATCATGTTCTATACAAACTGGGTCATCCGCAGTTAAAAATGGCTTTTGGAACTCATATAATTCATAAGTTATTTCAGCATCCCTTGCTGCGTATAAATACCCGGTATTTATTGGAATATGGGTAAATGGGATTCCCTCAAACAGACTTTGAAATGTAAAGGCATCGCCCTTCCCTTCAAGGCAGTATTTATTGTGAAGTGTTTTGAGGTTATTATTTCCGTCTCCCTCATTTTCATTCAATAATCTTGCCCCGATATATCCGTCCCATGTTGGAATCAATTTAACCCCCAACTGGTTTCTAATAACCCTGACATCGAATTTAGAGTTAAACATAATAATATCAATGCTTGCATCCGCAACTCTTTTCATCTGGGCTGTGGCTACCTTACCCTCAATCTGGTCTTCTACCTCAATTCCTGTAACATAACTCACATGGTGCAGAGGTACATATGCCGCCAGTTGCCCGGGTGTATATAAGCAAAGACCAGCTAATTTACAGGTTATCGGGTCAAGGCTATTTGTCTCAGTATCGATTGAAATTATGCCATTTTTTATGGCTTCATCTATGTACTGTTCAAGTTCGCCTGAATCTCGAATTACCTTATACTGGTCTTTATACTTTCCGAGATTTTTATTAACCATTGCTGTTATTGTTGAAATTCTATCTAATAAGCCCCCGCCGCCTTTAATTGTTATATTGGCGGCTTGCCCTTTTTTGGAAGCCTTTTTAGAAGTAACAGAATCTCCCTCTCTGGTTGCCCTCGGAGGGAGACTGAATAATCCTGCCATTAGAACTTATTATTATTTCCTGTTCTTGCTGAGCCACGTCTGCCCCCGGCTGGGCGAGCCGGTGCTTCGTCTTGCTCTGCTGGTTCAGCATTAGCCGGTGTTCTCCTGCTTGTACCACGTGATGGGGCAGCTTTTGAATCCTGACGGCTTGTACCACCCTGACGGCTTGTACCACCTCTGCGGTCAGCTTCAGGGTTTCTCCTTGTTTGGGGTTCTTCATCTTCGGTCATTGGAAAATCTCCGTTATCAAGGAAATATTCCATATCATCATATGACTTATCAAGTACAAGCCCACCAAGAATTTCTGGTGCTTCCGGCAAATCCTCAAGCTGCAAATCATCGGTCTCAACCTGATATGTCTCATAGGTTGTTTTTGGGTCGTTTGGTTTTCCGTTTCTCTCGATTTCAAATATTGTTCCAACAAGCGGATTATATCTTGCACATAGGCTTGACATCTTGCTAAAAAATGTCTTTCCTCTGTCCCAAATCTTAACCTCTTCTGCATCAACGTCATATAATGCGAGAAATAGTTTTGCAATAACCTTCAATCTGGCTGCGCAAAATGGGCAATTCTCCACGGGTTCATTGTAACCCCTCAAGCAATTAACATATCTTTTCTTCCCATCTACCTCAACCTCATGGACTGCATAGCCCTCAACATCTTCCAACGTGTTATACATAAATCTCACGCTGGCTACATCCTTGTGGTTCTTCAAACTGAAAAATGAACCATTCCCCTGACCACCATAATTGTCTGCTTCGTGTGCACTAAATCTTGCCATTTTCTTTTCCTCCTTGTTTTTTGTTTTTATAGTTCTTATCCTTTTGAACATCCGGCATAGATGTCAAATTGAAAGACTTTCTAAATAACCATATAGATATTTGTTGAAATAACTTACGCATCAACTTCCCTCCTACACTTATTATATAGAGAATTGACTAAAATACTAAACCCGCAGCCGGTATTTTTTCTCTTAATCTTTTTCTAATTTTGGTTAAACTCATAATACTCAACTGCATCATCTCGGCTATATCCTTATTTGCCCAACCCTCTATTATATATTGACAATAAGTTATTTCTCTTTCCGTCATAACTTCTGTTGGCATAAAATCCCCAACCTTGAACTCTATTGATATTTCTGCTTGGGGCTCAAATTCCATATTTTCCTCAAACAGCTTGTCCAATGATTCGGCGCAGAAAATCATTCTGCGCTTATGAGTATTCAAACTTTCAGCCTCTTCCCTGAGCCTATTGTATAGACAGGAGCGGTAATATGTAGAAAATTTTGCATCCCCCTGCTTGTACAGCTGAAGGCATTGGTCAAGCTTCTCTAATGAAAAACTGGCTAAATCGTGGCTGCTTATCCCATAAAATTTCTGGGCTGTGCTAATTGTTAGCATATATAATTGGCTAAATGCCCCGGCTAAAATTGAGGGGTTAAGGCAGAGGGTGTATGCCTCTGCCATCTCCTCCAAACTCATTTTTTTAACTTCGTCTGTTATAAGTGGCTTTAGTAGTTTTAGTGTTCCTTCCATCCCAAAGTTTCCTCCATTTTTTCTCCCCTTGTTAGGTTTTATAGTGTGCTATTTACAATAGCTGTGATAATGCTTTGGCTCATTTCGCTGTTTTCGCTGAGGTGTATATAAGCATTATCTGGGTCGTTTTCAATCAAATTTCCTGTAATTCCTACTTCCTCAAGTACTGCAACAGGAACTCTTACTTTGACATATTTGCGGCGTGGGTAATACTTGAAATTAACCTTTGTGAACCTTGCATCATCCTTCTTAACTGTAAAGCCATAACCGCTCTGCGTAGAAACAAGCCCTGCATTCTTTACTGCCCCGCCTATAAAGTCTAACAATCCAACCACATCTTCTGTTAGCTTGCCAACCTTTGATGTGGCTTCTTTTACTGGGGCTTCTTTTTCCGCCGGTGGGTTATCAACACTATCAACATTGTTATCAACAGGTGCATCTTCCTGAGGTTCGTTTTCTACAACCTCATTTTCTGGCTCGCCTTGTTCCTCGCTGGCTTTCTCAATCTCATCCGGGGTTTCCGAATCAAATTTCCACCAGCGTTTGAATGTTGACATTGAAAATTCCTTTTGGCTTCCATCCTCCATTTCGAATGTTACCCCTCTATCATTGAGGTCAATAAGTTTTGCAAGTGTTCCGTTCTTGACTGATTTATAGATTTTCATTTTTATATCCTCCTATTCCTTTTATTAGCAAAATATTTCAGTTTCGGGTTGAACTCTGATACTCTTACGTGGATGTCCTACTTTAACCATTTCCTCAAGCCTTGCCTGAGCCTCTTCAACTGTTGCATATGCCACTAATCCGTGACGCCATTTTCCGTGCACCTTAATCTGTAATCTGTAACCGTAATCTTTTTTCATTTTTATTTCCTCCTTAAAGTTTTTATAGTGTGTAGTTCTTCTTCCTACTGACAATATTATATAACATATTATCAGGAACTGCAAGAGGTTTTTTCAAAATATTTCAGAAAGATTTTCAAATTCCTCCTTCCCTAAATCGTTAATGTCTTTTCCCTCTGGTATTTGGTACTCGGTAACAAGTTTTCTCCCCTGCATTGCTCGCCGCAGCCTCATTGTTGCTCTTGCCCCTGCCTCATCCGGGTCAAACCCTGCAATCAATTTCCTGCACCCAAGTCTGGCTAATTGCTCATATTGTAATTGAGTTCCAAGCCCCAGCAAGGCTACTGCCGGTCTACCATATACCCAGCAAACCAAAGCATTAAGTATCGACTCGCATACTATCAACTCTGTTGCTTCGTGATTATGTCTGCCCAATTCATACAAACCATATACAGGTTTATCGATTCCTTCTGGATAATGAAAGAATTTAATATCCACACTTCGCCTTGCTATAAATAAGGAGTTCCCATCAATATCCCGGACTGGGAATGTTAGGCATCGCAGGGTGCTTTTTACTTTTCCAAATTTATCCTTCAACTTGAAGTTCTTATCATACCCCACATCAAACATTTCAATAATATCATCATTTAATTTTCGTTCATACATATATGGGTGATAATATCTATAACTATCAAGTTCTTCATCGCTTATATATGATACCTCATTTTCCGATGTTTTTCGACCTGAATCTCTCCCAAAATCTAAAATAATATCTTTTCGGGATTCAACGGATAATATTAGAAAGTTCTTAATGAGCCAATCTTTGCCAAACTGCCCGTCATCATTTCTGCCAAAGCAATGGCTCACCATTTCCTCAAGTGTTGCTGTATAACCACAGGTGAAGCAATGTACCGTGCCCGCTGGGGTCTTTTCCGTGTTATGCAAGGATATTCCACAAGATGGTTTTCGTTCCAGCCCATTGTTGTGTACTGGGCAATTAAATTGAATATTATTTCCACTTCGCTTAAATGTTGCAAATAACTGAACCCCATTCATGGCGAGCTGGGCTTTCAATTCCTGCAATACTTCTAATTCATCTGTTAATATAGGTGCACCGCCCACATGAAACATTTTATCCCTCCTTTAAGTGTTTATAGTGTTTGCAGGAAATCATTGCAACTCTATCAAATCTATTATCACTTTTTTCGCATTGGCAAATTCCTGCTTTATAATAATGGCACGTTAAACATTTATTTTTTTTTTGTTTGATTCATCTAAAATACATCCTTTCCATCCTTGAATGATTTCTTGACTTCTTCAACCTTTTTAGTTCTTGTTTGTGGCTTAACTGCATCCCCGTCGGCTGGTAAATACTTAAACTCGCCCACGTCAATATCCCAGTAATAATTAAGTTTTCCACCTGTAATACCGTCCCGGTGTTTCTTAATCCCAAACTCAATGCCGCCTCCTATTTGTCTGAGTGATACAACTTTTGTGGCATTTTGGGCAATTCCGTCGGAGTCTCTAATATATTCTAAATCTGGAGTTCCTTCATCTTCTTGTGATTTTGCCCCGCCCCTATTTGATTGAACTACTACTATTATTGGCACACCAAGCTCAACACTTAATGATATCAAATCCTCGCTAATGTTTGTTAATGATATTGTCTTGTTATCGCCCTTCTTGCTTCGCTCATCACTCATGTATGTAATGCCGTCAACTCCAAGAATATCTAATTTATTTGATTTGATAAATGCCTTGAGTTTACTTACTGTTATTCTCTTTTGAAAATCCATTGGGGTGGCTACAATAAATCCGTCTTTCTTCCCAAGTTCATCAACATACTTTTTATATCCTTCATAATCGAGTTTATCTTTATTTGCCCAAACAAGTGCATTATTACTGAAGTTCTTTGTTAATGTGTCAAATCTATATCCGACTTTTACCGGGGACATCTCGGGGCTTATGTACCCCACACGGCTTCCTGTTTGCCAAGCATGAGATAATGTCTTTGCAAGTACCCAAGACTTGCCCTGACCCGTTCTGGCAAAGAATACAACTAATTCCTCGCCCTTTGCCCAGCCGTGTATTATGTCATCTAATTCTTCAAATCCTGTTGTAATATACCAAGGGTCTTTACTGCTTATTTTGTCATCTAATATTTTCAAACGCTGCTCTGCCCTTTTAACAATATCTACCCCGCCAAGGCTATATGAGGGCTGCAAATCCTGCATCTGAGATATTAAATACTCTGCAGCCGAGTTAGAATCTGATTTTAATAATTCTGCGGCTTGTTGGATTACAGGTACTGTTTTCCAGTAAAGGTATTCCTCCCTAACTGTATCAACTAAATATTTATCTGCCTCTGTTACTTCAAGGGGTTCGAAATTCTTAAATTTATCTAAAAATGACGCCTTGTCTGGAACATTCCCATATCTTTGTTGATGTTCAATTATAAAATCAAACTCATCTTCATACCCTATGAAATATTCCTTTGTTAGCATATTATTTTGGATTAATCCGATATCTTTTGTTTGCAATACCTTATTCAAAATCATCATACTTATCATAGTCTGAACCCCCTCCTGTCTGCCCCTATTATTTCGACTTGCAAGCTGTCCTTCCATACTCGGCTTGCTAATCTAACCCCAAGGGCTTCTGAAAGTTGTTCCCCGCCTATATTGCCAGTATAGATATTTGATAGCCTATTTAGTTTTCTTTGGTCAATATACGTAATAAGGTTCGTGTGGTCAAAATCCCCTAACTTACCTGAGGCAATATCATCCCATATTACAATGTCGGCTTCAAGTAATCGACTTCTCAATAATTCAAAATCTTCATCCTTCCTGCTTATCCCCTCTTTAATTTTAGTTAAAAAGGTTGGCACGTGTATAAATACCCCTCGGCATCTAAATCCGTTTCCTGCCCAAACTGAATCAAAGTATTTCTGCATGAGTTTAATCGCCCAGCTTGTCTTTCCGTTCCCGGTGTTTTCGCTATATAAATATAGACTGCATCCTTGCTCAACAAAATCAATTATATTATCCTTAATCTCTTTTAGTTGCATGAAGGCATCTAAATCCTCATCCTCCGGGTATAAATCAATCTGATATTGACATTTCGCTGGTATGCCACTATTATTCATTAAATAGTGCATTTCCATAAATCTCAAACAGCCCGGATAACATTCATTAGTGCCATAATGATTGCACACTTCTTTATACCAACATTTTTCAGAATCAAACTGATATTCATAAGCCATTTGATACATCATCTCCTTCCCTTATCTATTATATAGGATTTTATACATCTAAAATACTATTGGTTTCCCATCTTTGTTTGTTGCCAGCTTGTCCTTTTTTGGGTCAAAGGAAGGAACTTGTTTTCCGCCTAAATTATCGAACGCAGGTTTTTTTCCTTTAGCCTGTATATTTTTTTTCCAATCGGCAATAATCTGCATATAGCCCCCTGCAATAGCCCCATTGATTTGCTCTATGGCTAAATCTGCGTCTGTACCGGCATACTTTCGCAGGTCATCTAATATAATCTGCCACTGGTTGGGTTGCAAGCCTTTTTTCAATCTTACACTAAAATACTCGGTTAGTTTTTCTCGAATTTCTTCATTTTGGGTAAAGGCTGCAATCATTGACCTCATAGTTGCTATATCTTTTGATTTTTTAGTTTTTTTGGTTTCTCCTAAAATAAGAGGAGATTGATTTTGTGCCCCTGAAAGGGATATATCATTTTTATTATTAGATATCTGAGTATTCTCTTGCATGATATCATGTATAGGGTATACATGATTTTCGGTAGAGGTATCCCTGATATCATGTATAGGGTATACATGATTTTCGGTAGAGGTATCCCTGATATCATGTATAGGGTATACATTTAATAATCTTATATGGCGGCTTTCTATTTCCTTCTTCCCTTCCTTGTATTTTAGGTCGACGGATATATAACCAGCCTTGACTAATGAACTAATCCATGAAGATACAGTTCCCTTACTTACCCCATACAACTCTGAAAAATAGTTATTGCTTGCCCAACAATAACTATTTTTATTACATAATGCAGTTATCTCCGCATAAAGTAGTTTGGCATTGGGCACAATATTTTTATCATAGCGCACATTTGCAGGTATTATAGCATAATATCCTTGGTGAATGTTTTCCATTTATAGGATAACCCCCTTACATAAAATAATGAAATAAAAACGCAAAAGGAACAGATACTTGCGTTCGCGGCGCTTTCTCCATTCCTTTTGCGGGTAACCAGTATCCAGTTATGGCATCAGTACCGCGAATACTGATTACTCTATTATTATACAACATATTGAGGTGAATGTCGATAAAAAGTTGTTTTATCTGCCTTGCTTTTGCATTTGAACAATTTCCTCAACTTGCTTGTCAACCTCGCCATGACAAGTGTTCCAAAGTGCCTCTCGCTCAGCTTCCATATTAACATTTACAGCATCTGCCGGGATAACTCGTTCTTCCATAAATTCGAAAGTGTAGAAATTATCCTTTATTTTTACGCTGACCCTGCTTGTACACCTAATAGAAGCGGGCTTGGCTACTGGCTCATATGGTTTTGGTGATTTTGCCTTTGCCATTTTAATCCTCCTTCTTTGATTTGCTCAATCTTAATGTAACAACTTCTTTGATAATTTGGCAGGATTTTAATTCTGCCGCATCTAATTTATTGTTATAAATTGCAGATTCAAGCTCATCCATGTCCACATACTCTTTTTTCTTAATTAGTTTTTTCAACAGGGCTGCTGTCACGTCCCCGGATTCTTTCAGGTTTTTAAGTTTTACAATAAGCGCATCCTCTTCGAATGATTCTCTCTGAGAAACTGAAACCTTTGCAATGTAGCCGCCAGCCTCATAGTTGTCCATGTTTGCCCCGGTCATGATTGATTTAATCATATTACCGTCAGATTTTACCTGCTTGTCCAAGATATCATATTGAGATTTAACCTCCCCAAATCTTGGGACTAAACTTTCAAGCTGTTGCTCGGGTGTTAGTTCTGGTGTTTCAATTAACTGTTTACTTCTTGCCATTCTTTTTTCCTCCTTCAATTTTGGATAATTTAGTTCTCCATATATTATATAGAATTTTATTGGTTTTTCGTTACCTTATTTTTTAATGCTCTTTTTCCTCGTTCCCCCCAAAATCGGGCTGTATAATCTCCCATTACCCCGGCTCTTCCTTTTGGAAGCCATTCTTTGAACTTTTCTAATTTTTTAATATCATTTGAATCCCAATATCTTATTCCCCTATCGTGTGATTGCTCAAACGACGGTAATGGGGGCATATCCTTTGGCTTTTCTAATGAGGTATCTAAATACCACCTATACCAGTTATTTAGCGTCTGCACCGAGATATCAAGCGTCTGTGCCACCCTACTTGCTGTCATCTTGCCCATTATAATCATCCTCCCTTAATTTTATTGATTTCATATTTTCTTCTACTCCTCTCGAATATCCTGATGAGTTATTACCCCGGCTAATTGCTTTTCTTGCCCCGCTTTCGCCCATATTATATGACATAAGCGCACGGTGTAAATCATATTTATTTAGGTAATCTGATAGCATATATAATCCTGCCTCAATATTTTGCTCTGGGTCTAAAAAATCAGTAATTCCAAGTTCATCAGATAACCATTTATGATTTATTTTGTTGATTTGCATTATCCCATAATCGTTTGTCTTACTTATAATATCAGATTGGTATGTACTTTCTTTTTGCATAACTGCGAAAGCTATTACTGGGTCAACTCCATATTCTTCACATAATTTTATTGTTGTGGCTTGCAATTCATCTGATAATGGGATGTCATAATATTGGGTTTCTGGTTCATCCTTTGTGATTTCAATCTCTGAGATTTCAATCTTTTCGCTGCCCTGATTTGTTTTATGCTCCACCGACGCCACCTCATAACTAAAATCGGCAGAGCTATCATAAAAACTTCGCCACCCGTGGCATTATAACCCCTTTCCAAATCAGCATAAAGGAAACTGAGAGGAATCAGCATTACTGAAACCCCTAACAATAATCCAAACCAAAAGTTATTTCTAATCTTCATTTTTCTTTTCCTCCTTAATTTTAGCTCAGCAAGAAATCAATCATTTCCGGCTTGCTTGTACTCATTTGTCCGTCAACTAACATATCCGCCATCATGCCTTTTTTATAAACAAGTTCTTCAATTCTTTCATCAATAGTATCTTTGCAAACTATTGTGACGATTGTAACATTGCTCTTCGTTCCTATACGATGGGCTCTATCTTCTGCCTGTTCCTTATTTGCTCTATTCCAAGGGCTATCAAGGAAAATCTCTGCAGTTGCGGCGGTTAATGTTAATCCAGTTCCCATTGCCCCTATGGTTCCCACTATAACTTTACAGGAATCATCTTGCATAAACTTTCTCTCTTGGGCTTTTTTATCTTCATCCTTTATTTGCCCGGTAATAATAGCTGGGTTATATTTTCTTAATCTCTTAACAACCGGGTCAGTTATTTGTGTCCAGTTGCTAAATATAATAACCTTTTGACCATTTTCTACAAACTCTTCAACCATTTCTTCCATGCGGTCAAGTTTTGCACTTTCTTGTATATCACTACTTAAAATCCCTGTGAACCCTGTTGCTTGGCGAAGCCTTATCAACTCTGTTAGAGGGTTATTAGCAATCTTAATTTTATCAATATTTGATTTTATTTCAGCCTTAACCTCGTTATAAATGAGCTTTTGTTTTGCCGTCATTTCAACATATTCTGTTTGGTAAATCTTATCCGGCAAGTCAAGAACTTCCTGTTTTTTACGACGCAGCATTATTGATTCAAGTTGCTCTCGAAGTTCCCCAAGGTTTTTATACCCAACAACTTCATACCCACCATATCCGCCCATCACGCAGTAATGTTTTTTGAACTGGAAGAAACTGTGTTTTTCATAACCAAGCCATTTCATTATTACAAACAAATCAAGTGGCTGGTTCATCAATGGCGTCCCGCTCATTGCTATTTTAGTTTCGGCATTTATTTTCAATAATCCTTTTGCCTGTTGGGAAGCTGGGTTCTTACATTTATGAACCTCATCAACAGCTATCATCCCAATTTCGCCTTTATCACATAACTCTTTAATCTTTGATGCAATGCCTTCATCTCGAAGGCTTTCAATATTTGTAATTAAAAAGTATTGTTCTGGCAAATCGCAGAGGTCTTTGAGTTTATCCTTATTTGAACCAATAACTGCTTTTCCACTTCCGTTGTAGCGAGTTCCTAAAATCCAGCTGCTTTCATTGCTATGGGTTTCAACCTCGGAAGCCCAGTTCCATTTTAGTCCATTTACACAAGCTATGATGAGGCAATGCTTATATTTTCTGGTCATCTTTTTTGCAATCGCTATATCAATAACTTGTTTGGTTTTTCCCAACCCTTGCTCGTCCCCCAGCAAGAATTTATCATATTTTAGCCCATATTCAAACCCTTCAACCTGATGCCCATAAGGGTCAGTCTTAAATTTGAAACCTTTTGGGGGTTCGTATTTCTTTGGTTCTTGGTATATTAGTTCCCCGGTTATTCTTATTTCTTTATTCCCTATTTGAGGAATTATGTTTGCTAATTTTGCAAGGGGTATTTCCCATTCCTTACTATCAGGGTTCCAAGCTCTTTGAGTTTGGTTTCGCATAATGTTAATAAGGTTATTATCATATGGAAAGCTGAGGAATGCGCTTTGCTCGCCATTTAATTTATTGCTTTCTCTTATTTCAATACTAATCATTGTTTTCATCCTTTCGTTTTTATAGTTTAGGGCTTGTCCCAGTGTCAATATTATATAACATATTGATATGGATTGCAAGAGTTTTCTTGAAATATTTTCATAAAATAAAACAGCCCCCGATTTTACTCGAAGGCTGTTTCCAAAAAGGAGGAGGAATATATTGTAAACAGGTAGTCAGCCTGATACAACCATTATTATTTTCGTTGACAGAAATCAAGGCTTATCCATCCAGCACCAGACTTTAATCTGCCCCACTTGGTTGCCCCTGTGCCGCTTGATTCCTCAACTATGGTATAAATGCCCTTGTCTTTAATAACACCCGTTATGGCAAAGCCTGTGCCTGCGCCTTTACGGATATTTAACACATCTGCTGTTACCTTAACCAAATAATGGCTAAAAACTGGCTTCGGTTGTGGAGCCGGTGCATTAACTAATGATAGAAATTTAACATCAACTGGGCTATTTATTGCACTTGTCCCTGCTGTGTTTTTATTTATTACAGCCCTGTTCCCGCTAATTGATGCAACAATCCAATTTTGGTTCTTAACCCAACTTGGGATATCTTTACCCCCAAAATAAACAGCGTTATTTGCTAATTTTACAACATCCCCAGCCTTTATACTGGTTGTTGGGGCTGGTTCAGGTTTTGGTTGTGATGCAGGGCTTGTACCACTTCCAAGAATTTTATTAACCTCATCAGCTATATATCCATGTCTTTCATATAGGTATTCGCCGGGGCAGCTTTTATTTGCAAACCAACGGTGAACTGTCATGTTTTGTTTATCAACCTGCCCAATAAGGTTTTTATCGCCTTTCCATAACAGTTTTTTAATCCCATTCCTCTTGCATATATCAGCAACTAATTTAATAGTGGCATTGAGGGCTGCAGCAGTTACTGCATAGGGGTGCGTGGTATCACTTGCGACCTCAATAGTTATTGCTCTATTATCGTTAGCAGCACTTGAAGAGCACCAACTTCTATCTTTTTCTTCGCAATACATCCCAATTCTTCCGTCGGGTCCTACCCCATAATTAGAACTGGCTTGGCGAGATGTTGGCGCGAATACATTACCCAAAGATTCCACGGAAGCTTGCCCAACAACACAATGAATAGTAATGGTATCTATTGCATGATTTCTTGGGCTTGTTTTGTTTGGTGATATCTTTGTATAGTTTACTAATGAACTATTACTCATTTTATTTACCTCCTCAATGGACTTGGCATATTTATTGAAATAACCCTGCCCATAATTTGCCCGGCGAACTTTTACTGCATCGCTTTGGTCAGCCGGACGCTCATAATCTAATAAAACAGCATCTGATGCTTCCCTAACTGTTTTCGATTTTGAAAGAATGACCATTAAGTTTTTATAGCCTTGTAATTCTTTCCATAAGAATTCGAGCTGCATTTCAAGGTCTCCAATTGATGTTTTCATATTTTTGCAGAAATTAAATAATGATTCCTTTCTACTCCAATATGTCCACTGTGCAAGCCCATATCCCGCCGAATCCTTAATAAAATTAGTGTACCTACCATTATCAACTGCAATGGTATATTGGGCGTCTGTCATGCCCAATTTCTTTTCATAGGTATTCTGAAGATTGCAAGGATTGAGAGCACTCTCGGCATAAAGGTTTCCCATAACTCCAGCGACGGAATGGTCACCTAATCCTTTATTTTTCAGAAAGTTCCATATCTTTTGTTCATTTGTGCCCCCAATCAATGCCATCTTCTTATCCTCCTATTCTTTATCTTCTTTGGTTTCTTCCCCGGCTTTTAACCTTGCGGCGTCTACCATGCCCTCGCCTATAATATAGGCAATAAGTGTGGAAGCTGCAGTAATAATAGCCACAACCTGCTCAATCGTTAAATCGTTGACCCCAAATGCTACCAATAGGGCTGTAACAAACCCGATAACCGCCGCCCAGAATTTGCGGCTTGTCAGCTTTTGTTTCCAATTAACCTTGTCCATTATTTGATTCCTCCTTTTTATCTTTGTATTTTTCTTTTATCTTGCGGTTCTTGATTGATGCTAATGCTACAATTTCAACCGTCCAAAATGCAAACCAGCATTGGGTTAATGTCGAAGAAATCTCCATTAACCCTTTGAATTGTAGAATGAAGGCAGCAATCGTGAAAAATGTTACCGCAAAGATAGAGATAAATACTATGTAGTCCGAGAATTGCCTTTTCTTTTTTGTCAATCGTCTACTACCCCTGCTATAATATCCCATGATTTCCACCTCCTTAATTCTTTTTAATTCCGTCAATATCCTCAATTCTTTTCCATGCAGATTTCAAAGATTGTTCAGTAGTAATTAACCTATCTCGCATTTCTTTAATCTCTGATTTCATGCCATTAAATTCGCTTTTGATTTCAACAATTCCATTACCTATGTTTTCCAGTTTTACAATTACTGTGGTCATTTGAGAAGCTTCTTTTTGGTTATCAGTTTTCTGGTTTCTTTTCATATTTGACAAGCCAGAATAAATTCCAAATGTCAATGAAATTGCAGAAATCACCAATGCTACCTCAATAGTCATATTTTCATTCCTCCTTCATCAGTTGATATTTGAGGAGGGATGGAGGCTGAAATCCCCCCTCCCTTCCTGCAATTTACTCTGCCAAATCTGCACAATCTAAATCAATTAGAACCTGTTTCACTTGATCCTTAATTCTGTCAGGAACTTCATTAAAGAATTTTACTCCTTTAATAATAAGAGTTGCATATACAACAGCCATTTCTTCTTCCTCCTTTCTAAATAGAAATTTTATGATTAGTCTAAATAACATCAGACTTCACCATCCAAAATTCTTTGTACCTCGTTTCTCAACTTTTCCGGCACATCCTCGATTGTTTTTAGCCCTTTTTTAATAAGGTCTGCATATACTCTCGCCATAACTTAACCTCCAATCAATTCATAGGCTTCAACTAATGCAAGTTGGGTGCTTGTTAGTTGAGCATTTAAATCACTAACCTGTTTATCCATAAGTTCAATATATTCATCTTTACCATATTGAACTTCATTGTAACTAAACAAGTTATCAACAACTTCCCCGTCCTCTGTTACTGGCTGAATATCCGTGTGCACATACACGGTATCAGCGCCAATAATTAAATTTTTAGCCTGAGCTGCACTACCCTGAATTCTTCCCATGTCTCTCATGACGTTACCACCTTTCCTTTTATTTTAGATTTATAATAGTCATCAAAATATGGTTTTAATGGCTTAATATATTTAACTGTTAACCGATATCCGTTGCACCATATTAGCCAACCATTATATGAGTTTCCTGCGCACCAATCTGAATAGCTTATATAACCTCCCCTTTTAATTTTATTTAATATGTTGAGCATTTTTCTTTTGAATCTCTTGCAGGTTCTTTTTCTTAACAATTTATAACCATAAAAATGTCTGTATCCAACGAAGTCAATTCCTCTGGTTGCTGTTGGAAATACTTGCCAATTTGATTTAATTGTTAGCTTTAATTCGTTTCTCAAATATGAGTTCATTTTGCATCTTAAATCATGTAAAAACTCCTTTGATTCATGTAAAATAACAACATCATCCATATACCTAATAATATATTTTACTTCACAAACTTCCTTCAGCCAGTGGTCAAAATATGCAAGATAGAAGTTCGCCAAATACTGAGAGAGGTATGACCCTATTGGAATCCCTGTATCCCCCGGTATGCTATCAATAATTTTATCAAGTAATTCCAATAAAGCTAAATCCTTAATCTTCTTTCTTAAAAGATTCTTGAGTATTATATGGTTAATATTTGGATAAAATTTATTGATGTCAATCTTTAAGCAATACTGGGTTCCAAATTTGTCTAACATATATTTATCAACTAATTTACTTGCATAATGAATTCCTCTCTTGTTTAATGATGCACAAGTGAAATTTGTGAATACCTCATTAAATATTTTCTCAATTTGTAACATAATAGCCCATTGAATAATTCTATCAGGGAAATATGGAAGTTTTGATAGAACCCTTTCTTTGCCTTTATCTACAATCGTCGAAACTATATATGGGCTAACTTCATATGTTTTATTCTTTAACATTTCTTGTACTTGCATTAGATAAAAATCTGGGTTCGAATCAACCATTTTTACTTCTTTATAAAACAGTTTATCTTTCCTTGCATTTCTGTGGGCTTCTCTTAAATTATCAATATCATATATTTTGTCATAAATATTTCCATAACGCTTCATAAGTTATCTCCCTGATGTTTTGTAGTACTGAGCCTTTGAACTTATTAAATAAGCCTACCAACACAGTAAGAAAAGTCGTCTATATTTTGCCAAGAGGCAGGGCAGTTGGTGTTACTCAATTTATTATTTCCAAAACTTTAGGTGCGTGCTGAGATTCGCATTCGAATTCGAAGTGGAATTGTTCACATTGAGATAGAAAGTACCTGCATTATCTGCATTAGTCCAATTACTGCCGAAATTCGGAAGGTAGGAAGCATTCAGATTAGTGTTATCGGTTTTTTTGTATCTATCTGTGACCCAGCCACACACCAACTGCCCATATTAAATTTTTATAAAAACATCAGGCGCGCGCTGAGACGCGCAAACGAATACGAAGCGGAATAGCTCACATAGAGATAGAAAGCACCCGCATAA